AGCAATGATTCAACTCCTACAGAGCGGGATGGCTGGCACGTTAGAAGAAGCCTATGAAAAGGCTACACGTTTAGACAACGATCTTTTTAATAAAATCCAATCGCGCCAACAAGCCGAATCGGAAAGTAAGAAAAGGGAGTTGGCTGACAAGGCTGCGAAAACAGCCAAAGCAGCGGCATTGAGTGTTAAGACCTCCGCACCCGGAGCTAGGCCCAAGGCCAAAGCGCAAGATAGGCGCGATCTTTTGAGGGAACAGTTCGATGAACTGGGAGGAGGACGCTTCTGATTAACTGATTAATCTAGGAGCAGAAAATGGCTTTTGCAAATAGTGACATCAGCGACATCATTGCGACTAATATCCAGAGCCGCACGGGTGAACTCGCTGACAACGTGACGAACAACAATGCGTTGCTTCGTCGCCTTAAAGAGCGCGGAAACATTAAGACGTTTTCGGGCGGTAACGTAATCCTCGAAGAAATCATGTATAATGACTCTTCGACGAACAACACGAACAGCTATTCGGGCTACGAAGTGCTGAACGTGTCTCAGAACTCGCCAATTAGTGCGGCGCAGTTCTCCATCACGCAGTATGCGTCTGCGGTGTCGATCTCTGGTCTGGAACAGCTTCAGAACAGCGGTAAAGAGGCAATCATTGAACTTCTCGATGGCCGTATGGCCGTCGCTGAAGCGCAGCTTGCCAACCGCATTGGTGGCGACATCTACCTAGACGGCACGGGCAACGCTGGCAAGAACATCACGGGTCTTGCGGCGGCTGTTCCGGACTCGCCTTCTTCGGGAACTTATGGCGGCATCAATCGCGCAACTTGGAGTTTCTGGCGTCCCGTTTCTTATTCGGGTTCTTCGGATGGTGGCGCGGCTGTTAGCTCGTCCAATATCACGGGTTACATGGACGCTGTTGCGGTTCAGTTGATCCGTGGCACGGACAAGCCCGACCTTATCGTTGCTGATAACAACTACTATAAGCTGTACCTTCAGAGCCTTCAGGCGATCCAGCGCGTTACGGACTCCGGTTCGTCGATGGCTGGCGCTGGCTTTGCGTCCCTCAAATATTATGGCGCAGGTATGTCTTCAGACGTTGTTCTTGACGGCGGTATCGGTGCTGATGCTACCGCGAACCATATGTGGTTCCTCAACACCAAGTATCTGCGCTTCCGTCCTCACGCTAACCGGAATTTCGTTCCGATTGGTGGAGAGCGTCAGGCAGTCAATCAGGATGCGATCGTCAAGCTGATTGGCTGGGCCGGCAACATGACCTGTTCCGGTTCGCAATTCCAGGGCGTCCTTATTGCTTAATTTGGAGAATTATCATGGCTAGCACTTTTGGTATTTTGAACTACGCGGGACCGGCTTTTGCGGCTCGCACGACTACCCCAGAGTTGGCTGTTGGTACTGCAAATATTGGCAATGCCAACGACACTTGGGTCTACGTTAAGGCTACGGAGGCTGTCGCTACTGGTACTTGTAGCGTTGACTCTTCGTTCAACCTGACTGACGCCGCTGGAAGTTATACTGCCGATACGGCTTTTTCTTCCGGTGACTACGGCTGGGTCCGTTTGACGACTTCGCCGTTCTAATAAAATAGGTTGAGGGGGAGGGAAACCTCCCCCAATACCCTTAAAAGGAGAGGGAAAATGGATAGCGATATTAATAATGCTGATTCAAAACTGACGGTTGAGTTTTACGAAAACGAACAAGAAGGAAAACTCAAGGGCGTCCCATTTGTAAGAATATTCATCCCAGCAGATCAAAGCCTAGTTCACGATCAGCCAGTTAGAGAAATTGATAAAAAAAGATTTCCTAGAGAATGGCTCAATTTTCAGATGAGCAACTCTTCTGCTGAAGAAATAGGAATCCCGCTAAGTAAATGGCTGGAAAATAAGCCCGAAGATATTTCAAGTTTTCAAGTTTCTGAATTGCAAATCTTGAACTTTAGAACAGTTGAACAAGTTGCAATGGCTTCTGATGCTCAAATCCAAAAGATAGGCATGGGCGCAATGGGACTTCGCGAGAAAGCTCGCAACTATGTAAACAACGTGAATAATTCTCAGAACTCCAAAGAGCTTCAGTCTGCAAAAGACGAGATCGAGCAGCTAAAAAGCCAGATGAAAGAACTGATTTCTCAGAAAAAGGTCGGAAGGCCGAGGAAAGAGGAAGTAAATGTCAAGTACGATGTTGGAACTAGTCACGCAGGTGGCGAATGAATTAGGTATCCCGGCTCCTACATCTGTAGCGGGTAATACCAACCAAGACATTGTGCAAATCCTGGCACTTATGAACGCCAGCGGATACGAACTTTTGCGTAAATCCGATTGGCAGCATCTTACGAAAACATATTCTTTCTTTACAGATTACAAGACGACAACCGGAACCTACAGTCCTTCATCAAGAACCATTACTGGTATTCCCTCAACCAGCGGTCTTGATACGAAGTATATGATTGTAGGTTCCGGCTTCCCTAACGCCACTTTCATTGAAAGTGTTGATTCCGGTACGCAAGTTACGGCAACGCAATATCCTAACGAAACCGTAAGTAACGGAACTATCTATTTCCAAAAAGTAAAATACGATCTTCCAAGCGATTACGATTCTATCGTGCCAAGAACACAATGGGATAAATCTAAACATTGGGAGATGCTTGGACCGGAAAGTCCTCAACAATGGGAGTGGATATTAAGCGGTTACATAAGCACTGGCCCAAGAGTTAGATGGAGATTATTATCAGGCTATTTTCAGATTTGGCCGGGATTTAGCAATAATGAATTGCTTGGTTTTGAATATAGGTCAAAGGCTTGGGCAGAGTCTTCAAGCGGTACGCCAAAGAATAGTTTTAATGTTGATACGGATACCTGCATCTACCCTGACCGTCTTATTGTTCTTATGACAAAGCTAAAGTATTTTGAAGCAAAAGGCTTCGATACTACAGCAATGTACAGAAACTTCTTGACGGAACTTGAGACTGATATTGCTCAAGACGCCTCTTCGCCAAACCTTTCTTTTGCTCCCAAGCTAAATTCCATTTTGATTGGATACGACAACATACCGGATAGCGGATACGGCGAATAATGGCGTATCTTGTAAACAGTCTTGTTCAGAAAGCTGCGGCTAACGTAGACTCTCTTCCGTCGCCGGTTGGAGGCTGGAACGCTAGAGACTCTTTGGCTGGCATGGAGCCATATGACGCTGTTAGCCTTGTCAATCTTTTTCCAAGTACGTCAAATGTAGTATTGCGCGGCGGGTACTCTGAACACGCTACGGGCATGAGCGGCCCTGTAGAGACTTTAATGGTCTATGCGGGCGGCGCTACAGAAGAAATGTTTGCCATAGATGCAACAGGTCTTTCGATCTATGATGTTACTTCTTCTGGTGCGGTTGGTTCCGCAGAAGTATCAGGACTAAGTAGCGCGAGATGGGAACATATCAATGTTTCAACCCCAGGAGGTAATTTTCTTTATGCCGTTAATGGGATTGATTCGCCGCTTCTTTATGATGGCACAACATGGACATCTATAACAGGCGCTTCTAGCCCAGCAATTACAGGTGTAACGACAAACGATCTGTCAAACATAACTCTATTTAAAAACCGCGTATGGTTCATAGAAAAAGACACGCTTGTAGCCTGGTATCTTCCGACTTATTCAGTAGGTGGCGCGGCAAACTATATAGATTTAAGAGCCGTCGCAAAGTACGGCGGCTATATTGTCGATGTAGACACTTGGACTATAGACGCGGGGTATGGTGCTGACGACAATCTTGTATTCGTAACTTCTCAGGGCGAAGTAATAGTTTACGCAGGTACGGACCCAGCTAGTGCGTCTACATGGAACCTTATAGGTGTATGGAAGCTAGGAACTCCAATTGGCAAAAGGTGCCTTTATAAATACGGCGGCGACCTTCTGATATTAACTAATGATGGTTTGTTCCCTCTTGCTTCAGCACTTCAGAGTTCAAGGCTCGATCCGCGAGTAGCCCTCTCAAACAAAATTGAAGGCGCTATTAGTGAGTATGCAAATCTATACGGAAACAACTTTGGTTGGGATATAGTTTATTCCCCCAAACATAGTGGCTTATGGGTAAATGTTCCTGTTTCCAGCGGCAAGCAAGAGCAGTTTGTAATGAACAGCATCACTAAATCATGGTGCAAGTTCACTGGCTGGGACGCTAATTGTTGGGAGATATACAACAATAACCCTTACTTTGGTGCCAGCGGTTCCGTCTACAAAGCATGGGATGATGGCTATTCTGACAATGGCTCAAATATAGAGACATCGGCACTACAGGCATTTAATTACTTTGGCTCCCGCGGTGTAAAGAAGTATTTCACCCGCGCAAGAGCGTCTATCTTTACTGACGGGAACCCAGGCGTTTCTGTCGGCGTAAACGTAGATTTCAATCTTTCAGACAACACAACGCCAATAACATTCATACCCGCAACTGGTGCGGTATGGGATACCGCAACATGGGATGATGCAAACTGGTCAGATTCGTCCGTTATAACCAATAACTGGCTAGGCGTTAGCGGCATTGGGTATTGCGGATCAGTTCAGTTTAAGAGTGTTAGCAGGGGGACAAGCATGGAGTGGGCGGCTACTGACGTAGTTTTCCAAGCTGGATGGGCTGGAATATAGTAAGCGGCCCAGAAGTGGGCCATTGGACTGCTGAGAAATTAAAGGCTGGTTATTTTGCAGAAAGGTCTAACGCTATTGGTTTTGTAAGGGACGGTAAGTTAGTTGCCGGAGTTATTTATGAAAATTGGAACGGCAAGTCTCTTATCAATCATATTGTTATAGAAGGTCGTGTAAACCGGACTTTTTTGAGAAGTATATGTGACTACGCTTTTAACGTCTGCAAAGTAAACAAGTCTATAGCGCCAGTATCGAGTGACAACGAGAAGAGCATAAAGTTTGTAGAGAAGATGGGTTACAAAAAAGAAGCAACTATAAAAGATGCCCACCCAAACGGTGACATACTAATTTATAGCTTGGTTAGAGAAGATTGTAGGTTTTTAGAGGTATAACATGGGTAAAAGCGCACCAACTCCACCTCCCGCTCCAGATTACATGGGATTGGCAAATCAGCAGTATCAGCAGAACCTGGCCGCTGCTCGCGCTACTGCCATGCTCAACAATCCGAATATCATTACGCCATTCGGAACTCAGACGGTCACTTACGAAGGCGACATTCCTACACTTACGCAGACTCTTACGCCAACGGCAGAGGAGACTGTCAGGTCGCAACAGCTTGTCTCCCGCGATCTTGCCAATCTTGGACTTATGGGTATTGGCACGGCGCAAGATATTCTTGGAACGCCGTATGAATACACTGGCCCAGGCATACAGACTTCTCTTGAAGGCGTCCCAGAGCTTCCCGTAGGGGCCGGAATGACGGGGCAAGAGGCCATTCTTTCCCGTGTTGAACCGGCGTTTGCCAGACAGGAAGACCTTCTTCGTCAGAGGCTTGCTAACCAAGGCATAACACCCGGCAGCGAAGCGTGGAACGCTGAAATGTCTGGGCTTAATATGCAGCGATCTGATGCGATACGTCAGGCGGCTGTTGAAGGTCTCAACCTTGATATTGCCACACAGCAACAGAGATTTGGGCAATTGCTCCAAGAAGCACAGTTTGGAAATCAAGCCGCTGCAAACCAGCTTCAGCAAGAACTTGCTATTCGCAATGTCCCGCTTAATGAGATTGCCGCTCTCATGTCAGGCGCTCAAGTGCAACTTCCGCAATTTCAACAATACTCGGGCGGCGGTCAAATCGCTGCTGCGCCTACTTTTGAAGCGGGTCAGGCACAAGGCCAATACGCAATGGACCTTTATGGTCAGCAGGTTGCACAAGCAAATGCTCAAAATGCTATGTTGGGCCAAATAGCTGGTTCTGCGCTAGGAATGTTTGATTTTGGTTTTGGTGGTTGAAGTTAATTAAAGAGAAATAAAAATGGCCGATGGACCTTACGAAATTGCTAGTTTGTTTGCTCCTGTTGACCCTTATAGGCGGGAACGCGAAGAAGCTGCTAGGCGTATTCAGTACGCACAGGCTTTAGCCGCTCAAGCGGATCAGCCTACTCGCACTTTTGAGGGTCCAATGGGTCCGGCATATACACCTTTATGGGGAGAGATTCTGAAAAGGGCAATTCCGACTGTCGGCGGCGCTTACTTGGAATCGAAAGCTAGAGAGAAAGAAGCAGATATTTCTGAGAGGGAGGAAGCTGTTCGCGAAGAAGTTCAGGATGCGATTAGAAGGAGAATTTCTAAAGAACCGTTCAGTATTCGCACACTTGCCGCTCATGGCATAACTCAGCAAGACATGGATACTTATGAAGGGTCTGCTTACCCAGTAGCGCCATCTCCTGATAATATGTCAATTTCAGAGAGCTTGGTTTACGAGCTTCCTTCATTGTCTGAAGACGCACAGGCAATGGCGGCTCCGTTTATACATAATATCCAATTACAAGAAATGATGTCTGAGCAAGATCGTCAGAGGGCGCGTGAAGACATTTTGTATAGAGAGGGCGTTGAAGCGTTATACAGAGAACCCCCCGAAAGATATCGTCAATTAACTCCTGAAGAATTGCCGCCGGGAGCAAGGTCTGGGCAAATCAGCCTGCTTACAGGGAAGACAGATTATAATTATGCTCCCGCGTCTTCATCTGGCGGTGGACCAATAAGATATCAGCAAACTGATCCCGTTAGATTGCCAGACGGAAGCGTTGTGCAAGCAAGATTTAACCCAGGTTCGGGTCAATATGAATATCAAAATGAAGATGGCCAATATGTAGCCATACCGTCTGATTCGAGGCCGACAACAGCGGGTGCTGGTGGAACCCTTAATCCAAAACAATTCCTTGATCTTCGAATGGAATATTTAATGGAAGAACAAGCCCTTAATCGCATGAATGAATATCTTAATACAATTGGTGACATAAATATTGGTTTTAAAAATCTTGCAGATCAAGTTTCTGGCAGCATTAAAACACTCTTTGATACCGGAGAATACACGCCGGAGGAAATTTCTAGGCAGGTTGCTCAAGGGCAGCTTCAGGGATTGCTTGGACTATTTAGGACAGAAATTGTTGGTCCTGGTGTTATGACTGAATACGACGCTCAAAGGGTTATAAATGCCTTGGGCGGTAATATCGGCGCACTAACAAATCCCCAAGTTGTTGAACCGCTACTTCGTCAACTTTATCAGGACAAACAACTTAGAAGTAATTTGCTGCGTCAAGAAGTGGAAAGAAATGCTCCTACTTATGGATATGAGGTACCAGCTCCTCTTGCTCCTGATGATTTAGTGGGCGCTTTACCGCAACCGTCAGAAAATCAATCAGTTCAGAATCAGGCTGATGAAATTATTAAAAGGAATCGATAGTGGCTACAGCGGATGAATATGCAAGATGGATTATTCAAAATCAGGATAAAGCTGGTACTCCTGATTTTCAGATAGTTGCTAGGGCTTATGAAGAAGCTAAACAAGCCGAACAATCATCTTCGCCGCCGCGTCTCATTGAGCAGCGAGCGCAGAATACAGAAGAGCAGCGCCAGCAATATGCTCAAGAAGAAGGCGAGCGTTTACGCCAAGAAAGATATGCTGCCGGACAATACGGCCAAAGATTTATTACCCCTGAAGAACGCCGCGCCCGTGTAGGCCTTCCTTCTCTTACTAACGAACAAGCTCTCAGAGAAAATATTGCTGCTGCCGGTGGTGTTGCTTCTGGCTTGGTTTCTGGTGCGTTAGGGCTACCTGCAGACCTTGTTACCCTTGGCGGAAATATTCTAACACTTGGAGCAATGGGAAACCCTCTTGAGCCTATAACATCAGCGGGAATTCAAGAATCAATAAATCAGCAATTGCCCGAATATTTAACCGATACTAGGTCTTTTGATCCCATGTCGCAATTTGGGCAAGTTTTTGCTCCAGGGGCAGCGGTTGCAAAAACAGTTGATATTGCAGCACCAGTTGTTTCTAGGGTTACTTCTAATTTATATCGAGGCAAAGGCCGTAATCTTGCTGAAGGATTAAGAAGGGGTGCTTTAGAAGACATTGCCCCAAGGGCAAGTGAAGACCGTTTGCGGTTAGCAGAGGTACTTCGTAAGCAGCAAGCCGCCGAAGCGCAGCCAACATTTTATTCCACTAGAACTCCTACGGAGGTTGGAACCGAACTCCAAGCCGCCGCAAGAGGCAATGTAGCTGATATTGAAAGAGCGCGTTCGGAGACTGATGAGGCTTTGCGCCAAACAAGAAATGAAATTGTAAGACAAAACGAAGCTAACGGAGTATTTATTGACCAAACTCCGGCTTATGAAGAAATCATTAGACGAACACAGCCATACGTTAATGAGAGGGTGTATGGACCTGGATTAAGGCCAAGCGTTGTTCCGGAAATAAGAAATCTTTATAAAAGGTTAAATGATGCTATCAGGACTCGAAAGATTGAATTAGACCCAGATGAGGCTCGCGCCGCAATAAATGCTGGCGCGCAGGATGTGGAAAGAAGCGGTGAAAAATTCTACCGCACTTTCCGGACATCTTTTGATGCTATTGATGAACTTCGTCGTTACTTTGGACAGGCTTTTGCACAAAATGCAGAAGGTTTCAAAGCTATACCAAATAATGTAAAGCAAGATTTTTATAGACTTATTGATGAAGTCCAAAATCAATACGTTGGGTCTGCGCAGCCGGAACTACAAACAAATTGGAAAAAATATACCAATCAGCTTAATGAGCTGGATACAAGAACTGGCCGCCGTCTAACATCTGAGGATGTTTTGGGCGCTGAGGCTTATAGGGAAATAGGCAGGGGAAGCGAAAACATAGATAGGCTTATCCAGCAAACTGGAAATCCAGAAGTGGTAAGAAATGCAGCTCTTGATTTCTTTTTGAACAAAATACAAACAAGCAGTTTAAGGGAAGCTGAAAAAATGCTTCAGCCAGGAAATATTTTATTTGAAACCTTAAATAACCCAAATCTTGCTGATGTTAAAACAGCGGTTACTACTGCAATTAATGATTTGCAGCGCGGAGCAAGAAGGTCTGAGGTCTCAGGAAGAATTGCTCAAGGAATTGAGAGTCAAGTGCCTGAGTTAAGGCAATTGCAAACTGAAATTGAAAACTTGCCAATTGATAAATCACTTACAAAAATTCAACAATATTATGAAAAATATTACCCGGAAGGTTCCGAAGAATACGCAAGAGTTATTCAAGACGTTAACAGAGCCACGAGTGCAATGGAAAAACGAAGGGTAATGCGTAATTGGTTTCTTGGCATTGCTGGTCTTGGTGGTGCTACTGCCGTGACTAATGCGTTTATCGGAGATTAGTAATGAGCTACAACGGGTCGGGTACATTCTTAATCAATACAGCGGGTCAGCCTGTTGTAGCAGGTACTACCATAACCGCGACGGCGTTTAATACGCTAACGACTGATCTTGCAAATGGACTTACGAACGCTATTTGCAAAGATGGTCAGTCAACTCCTACTGCTGACATATCCTTCGGCAATAACAAGATAACGAACCTAAAGGCTGGAACGCTTCTTTCGGACGCCGCCCGCTTGTCTCAAGTTCAAGACGGATCGACAATCTACCTTACATCTGTAAGTGGGACCGACACGATCACCGGGACGGCGGTTCCAAGCATTTCCTCTTACACTGCCGGGAATATGTTTAACTTCGTTGCTGCTGGCACTAATACCGGCGCTGCGACGATCAATATTAACGGCATAGGCGCGGTGTCGATAACAAAGAACGGCGCTACTGCACTCGATGCCGGTGATATTTCATCCGGCAAAGTCTACACGATTGTCTACGATGGCGCTCAATTCCAAGTCGATATTGCTGGATCGATATCAACACCGATTTCAATCGCCAATGGTGGGACGAACGCCGCTACTGAATCAGACGCCAGGACTAACCTTGGCGTCCCAACGGGAACAAGCGGAGCCGTCCTTGGCTTCTTGGATGGGGCT